ACTGTAGAGGAGTTCGTAGACATTGACGCAGAGGACTTTGTGTAATGTATCACCGTGCTGAACTAGCAATACATCAGTACCTAGAAAATGCTGCCAACGGTAAGTCTACTATGTCGGATGAAACAATCGACACGGTAGCACGTGAGGTAGCAGAGGCACTGAAACGTCAGTTCGGTAGTGGTAATAAACGTGGTGAGTTCAGGTTAAGGATGTCCAACATTGGGCGTCCTACTTGCCAACTCTGGTTTGATAAGAACAAACCCGAAACAGCATTACCAAAGCCGACTACATTTGTAATGAATATGATGTTAGGAGATATAGTTGAAGCTGTTTTTAAAGGTGTTCTTAAAGAGTCTAAAGTGGACTTTGAAGACACTGATAAAGTTAGCCTTCCAGTGGGAGATAGTAATGATACTGTTGTTTCTGGGAGTTATGATCTTATCGTAGACGGTGCACTTGATGATGTAAAGTCAGCATCAGATTGGTCTTACAGAAATAAGTTTGAGTCATACGATACGTTAGCCAAAGGAGATTCGTTTGGATATGTCGGGCAGTTAGCAGGTTATGCTAAAGCTTCAGGTAAGAAGGTAGGTGGTTGGTGGGTAGTCAACAAAGCCAACGGTGGCATCAAGTATGTACCTGCTGACAACCTTGACATGGAAGCAGAGATGGACAAGATCAGACAGACTGTGGAGACAGTCAATAAGAACGAGTTCAAACGATGCTTCAGCCCTGTACCTGAGTTCTTTAGGGGTAAACCTACAGGCAATACGGTACTCAATGATGGTTGCAAGTTCTGCGACTATCGACACGAGTGTTGGCCTAACATGGTGGAAGAGCCATCACGAATGTCAAAAGCAAAAGACCCTAAGATAGTGGCATACATAGAGGAGTAAACATGATAGGCGATGCAGAAATCCAAGAGTTACATGATAACATCAAAGAGATGGAACAGGAACTCACGGAGAAAAAGAAAGCCTTACGAGAAGCTAAATATGCAGGGCTACGTACAGCAATGCAAGCACGTAAGGATGCTGATGAAGCAGTTCGTCAAGAACTAAAGGAACTAGGTATAGCACCTTCTTCTTTTGGTCAACCATTACAGTGGCACTGGAAGTTCTAGTGGACGGTAAACGTTTCAAACATGCTTTAAAGCAGGGGTATAGGAGTGGTCTAGAGATAAAAGTCAAAGACTATCTGAAAGAAAAGAAGGTACGTTTCAAGTACGAGTCTCTCAAGATAGAATGGGAAGACTTAATGTACCGCACTTATACTCCTGACTTTATATTGCATAACGGATTAATAATAGAAACAAAGGGAAGATTTACTACAGACGATAGACGGAAGCATATGAATATAAAAAAACAACACCCTAACTTAGACATACGTTTTGTGTTTGAGAACAGTAGACGTAAGTTAAGTAAGGGTGCAAAGACAACGTATGCTTTATGGTGTGATAGAAATAATTTCTTATATGCTGATAGGGTTATTCCAGAGGAATGGTTGAAAGAAAAAGGTAAAGACCGTCATCCAGAACTTGTAGAGTTTCCTTACGAAAAGATAAAAAGGAGATGACATGGAAGAAGAACAAACCTTTATTAACTTTGACCCTAACGATTTTATAATACGTATATCCCCTGTTATGGAAGATGGTGAATGGAACGGAGATATTAATGTAGGTCAGGTTACAACAGAGATAAATAATTTATCAGATACAGATTATACACATCTTAGTATCTTGACAGACATGCTAGTATCTGCTATTCCTTTAATGGAGCAAGACAACGAGATTAGAAGTAGACTCTATAAACTAGCACAAGAACAGTTCGGTGAGGGTGAGAAGCCAGTTGTTACTGAACGAAAAGGAAACGTATTGAAAGTAAACTTTAAGTAGAAGGAGACACGAATGGTAGACACAATAACATTAACAGACGGTGAACGTACAATAACACTTGATGATCCTGTGAATAGTCCAAAGCATTATAACCAAGCAGGTATTGAATGTATTGATGCCATTCGTGCTGCTACTGATGAAGGTTTTGAGTACTATCTACAGGGTAATATTATGAAGTACCTGTGGAGATACAAGTACAAGAATGGATCAGAGGACTTGAAGAAAGCCCAATGGTATTTGAATAAACTAATAGAGGTGGTTGATGATAGTTAAAGTATTTCTTACATTAGATATTGACGAGGAAGAGTACCCAATACCTGTGGACGGTTTCATTGACCCAGAGATAGAGGACGCAATGAATGATTTTATTCACGATGTGGACGGTATAAGAATTAGAAACATGAAGATAATTACACAGGAGCAGACATGAAAATTTTAAAGAGACTGCCTGAGTTTCGTATGAGCCATTGGTTATTACGTATACCTTTAGTTGTTGTATTTGCACAACAGGGTTTAGCTAAAATGCCAGTGGATGCAGAGACAGCAGCTTCCTTTGACTTACCTTATTTGGTATGGTGGGTAGTTGCATATGGAGAACTAGGTGCAGCTATAGGATTATTATTTGGTGGTCTTTTTTACATAAAAGATTTCACTGACTGGATAACAGAGATAGGAGATATACTAACTAGGTTTAGTGGGTTTACTATCGGCTGTATTATGACAGGAGTTATATGGATAGCTCAACCAGAAAGTTTATTGGACGTTATACTATATGATAACTTTCACGTAATGCTCTGGGTGGGTGGATTATATTTTGCATTGAGAGGAAACAGAACATGAACAATTATTTACCAACAGACTACCAAGCATTTATACACACCTCTCGTTATGCTAGGTGGCTAGAGACAGAACAAAGACGAGAGAGTTGGAGTGAGACAGTAGAACGTTATATGGATAACATTGTACGTAAGATTGTAGGGGATGATAGTTACATCAATCAAATACGTGATGCTATACTTAGCTTAGATGTAATGCCTAGCATGAGAGCAATGATGACAGCAGGGGCAGCAGCAGAACGTGATAACATTTGTATGTACAATTGTTCATACCTTCACGTAGATCATCCCTATGCCTTTGATGAAGCAATGTTCGTACTTCTGTGTGGCACTGGGGTTGGCTTCAGTGTCGAGAGACAGTTTATCTCTAAACTTCCAGAGATACCACAACTGTTCGACAGTGATACTACCATTGTGGTAAAGGACAGTAAGGAAGGGTGGGCTAAATCTTATCGGCAACTACTAGCACTCCTATGGGCAGGGGAGATACCTAAATGGGATGTATCTAAAGTACGTCCTGCAGGTTCTCGACTAAAGACATTCGGTGGTAGAGCCAGTGGACCTGCACCTTTGATTGATCTGTTTAACTTTACAGTACAGACATTTAAAAATGCACAGGGTAGGCAGCTTAGTTCACTTGAATGTCACGACATGATGTGTTTCATTGGGCAGATAGTTGTAGTCGGTGGTGTTAGACGTAGTGCCATGATCTCTCTGAGCAACCTGAGTGATGATCGTATGCGTCATGCTAAGTCAGGTCAATGGTGGAACGAGGCTGCACACAGGGCGTTAGCTAATAACAGTGTGTCGTATACAGACAAGCCAGATTCAGAGACATTCATGCGTGAGTGGTTGGCACTCGTAGAAAGTAAGTCAGGTGAAAGGGGGATATTTAATCGTGAAGCATCTAAGAAACAAGCTGAGAAATATGGCAGACGTGATCCTAACTTTGAGTTCGGAACTAACCCTTGTAGTGAAATTATCTTACGGTCAGGCCAAGTATGCAATCTTACAGAGGTTGTGGTACGAGCCACTGACACGATTGAAGACTTGGAACGAAAGGTTAGACTGGCTACAATTCTTGGAACTATACAGTCTACATACACCAAGTTCCCATATCTGCGAAAGGTGTGGCAACGAAATACAGAAGAAGAACGACTGCTCGGTGTGTCTCTCACAGGGGTAATGGACAACCCATTAATGACAACAAAGAACAAAGGATTGGATAAGACACTTGAACACTTACGTAAAGTTGCAGTTGACACTAATGCTATGTGGGCTGACCGCCTTGGTATTAATCCTAGTACAGCAATATCGTGCAACAAACCATCGGGAACTGTATCACAACTCGTGGACTCAGCCAGTGGGATACATGCACGTCATAACGACTATTACGTTAGAACCGTTAGAGGAGATAACAATGATCCCCTTACAACCATGATGAAGGATCAGGGTATACCTGCTGAACCTTGTGTGTTTAATCCTGACACTACTACAGTGTTTAGCTTTCCAATGAAAGCACCACACAAAGCTGTTACTCGTAATGACATGACAGCAGTTGAGCAGCTAGAGACATGGCTAATGTATCAACGCCATTGGTGTGAGCATAAACCCTCCGTTACCTGCACTGTTCGTGATGATGAATGGCTAGAGGTAGGTGCATTTGTATACAAACACTTTGATGAGATGAGTGGTGTGTCTTTTCTGCCACACTCTGATCATACTTATCAGCAAGCACCATATCAGGATTGCACTAAGGAAGATTATCAGGCATTACTAAAGCAGATGCCAAAGGCTATTGACTGGTCTTTGTTATCTGACTATGAAAAAGAGGACGGTACTAGTTCAAGTCAAACGTTTGCTTGCACTGGTGATGTCTGTGAAGTTGTAGACATTGGAGCATAAAGGAGATTTAGATGATTAAACATCCATTTAATAAATCGTGGTATGACAAGTACGACAACGTTGCCAAAGATACCCTTGTAACTTACTTGAAGGGTGTAGGACATGACGTAGGTGAAGTGAAAGAAGATTATAATGTTGATGTTGTATCAACTAAAAAGGACTTCACCTACTTCAATGAAGCAGAGGTCAAACGTGCATGGAAAGGTGACTGGCCTAATCATTGGGCTGAGATACGAATACCAGAACGTAAGAAACGTTTGGTAGAAAAGTACAAGAAGGAGAATGGTGTACTTAACTTTTATATATTCCGTTCTGACTTAAAGCAGGTCTTCCGTATCAAAGATACTGCACTAACAGAGGATCGTTTGAAAGAGGCACGTGGACGAAACATACGTGCAGGTGAGAAGTTCTTTCACGTTCCATACAAAGAAGCTGAATTAATTAACATAGCATAAGGAGTACATATGAAACAACTTACTAGAAAACAACGTGGCCTTGGCAAGTATGATGCACCGTTAAAGTTTCAATATGAGAAAGGGTATACTGATTTTAAACATGGGCGTGTGTTTAATCCATTCCATAAAGATACCATGCAGCATCGGGAGTGGTTACGTGGGTTTAATAAAGCCTACTTTGAGCAACTTAAAAGGGTAAAGGGGAATGAACTTAAAGCAAGAAGCAGATCAATTTCTGAAGGAGAGGTACGGCATGTCTGATTTTAATTCATATCAAAGGTCAGCATCAGGTACAGCAATCTATCCTGAACAACACAGGATTACCTATCCTGCCTTGGGTATGGCAGGTGAGGCAGGTGAGGTAGCCAACAAGGTAAAGAAACTTATACGAGATGGACCAGAGAACAGACCTGAGACATGGCGAGAGGACATAGCCAGTGAGATAGGAGATGTACTGTGGTACTGTGCTGCACTGGCTAGTGATCTTAACTTATCGTTGGGTATGATAGCTGCACAAAACTTAATCAAGCTAGATAAACGTAAGGACAAGGGAACACTGGGTGGAAGTGGAGACACTAGATAAAAAAAGGGGGAGCTAAATGCTCCCCTTGTTTATTTGGTAATGTCTTTCGTTAAATCTAATAGTAGTTGTAAATCAGCAACCTCTGTAAGATCAGGTGGTCTACCATTAACTTGTCGAAACATAAAGAAAGCATACTTTCTATCAACCTTTTTAGTTCTACTTAATTTATCTACAAGCTTTGCCTCTGGAGCAGAGAAACCTTTTTCATCAAAGTCTCCCTTTGCTGCTGCTATAGTATCATCTAAGTATTTTCTTCCTACATCTATTTTATCTTCTTTAGTTGTTGCCATAGTGTCAGCAAAGTATTGTGCACCTTCAACAAGCAGAGGTAATGCCATAGATATATATGCATTTTCTGCTCTCTTCTGACTGGGTATTTTTGATTTACTGCCAAGCTGATACGTTGGATCATCATAACCAATTGTAGCTAAGTATTCTGCCATGTCACTGTCACGTTCTCTTACACTCAAACCAAATGCAAGTTTAGTAAACGGATCAAAACGTCTAGCATCACCTGTAACTATATCAACTCTCGCAGGTAATTCATTTTCATATGAGGGTGCAGCAAAACCACGTTGAATAAAACTTCTCATAAACCCTGCTTTACCTGCTTCCATAGCAGTGTCTTTAAAGCTTGGGTCTAATGCTGCGTCACCATAATCTTCACGCCTTAACCCCATAGCTCTTTGAGCATCTACTATCTGAAAGTATGGAGTAAAGTATGTAGCTGCGTATTGACCTAATGCACCACCAATTCTTTTAGCACGTTTCTGTTCATCAACTTCATCTGATGTATCGGCTACAATGTCAATCATTTCTTCAACAAATACGTTGCCCATACCTGTACGTGCAGTAGTACCTACCCATACTTCAGCAAGGTGTTTCATGTCCATGCCGTACCATGTGTCTACGGTATCCTCTTCACCGTCAAACCCATACTGTTTTAAACCACCACGTCTAGCAAACTCTGCAATCCATGCCATCTGTCGTAGTGGAAATGTTGCAGTTGTGTTTACCTGTTTGTCTTCATAAGCTAAGTCTTCATACTTTGCAGGTGCATCATCACTTGCTCTGTACTGATAGAAAGCAGATATAGCACCAAGACCGACTAAGTTTCTTGTTATGTCCTGCCTGTCTCGTGCTGTAAGACCTGCCTGACGTGACTCTTTACTCAAGGCTTTACGTACCGCAACAAGACCTGTACCTGCTGCGTTCTGAGCCATGTAGTCAAAAGCATTAAACATAAATCGTGGGAAGGGAACGACAACAGTTAGTCCAGACTTTGTAATAAAGTTACTTATGTTTTTAAACACAAAGAAGTCTGGTTGTTTGGCATAGGTAACATCAAGTGCTTTATCTGTAGCTTCTTCTACAATGTCTGTAAAAGACCTACCTTTTGCACCACGTAAATCTTCAGCATCATTTAATACGTCTTGTATTCTACCTTGCTTTAGTACGTCTTTTAGGTCTATGCCCCATTCAGCAGCAGTGATACGTTCTAGCTCAGACATAAACGTAGCTCTACGTGTGATGTGTTCTTGCCATCTGTTAGGACCATTAAGGAAACCAACAAAGTCTTCTGTCTTACTTGCCACTGCATCAAGACCTTTACCCACTTTAGTTACAGCCTGACCACGACCTGTAGCTTCTTGTAGCTCATTAATGTTATTTAACATCTTGGTCAACTGGTCAGCTAACTCAGGACGATCTAGTATATATTTAGTAAACTCTTCTGCTTCAGCTTGTTTTGCAAATAGATAAGATAAATTCCTAAATGAATTTTTATATGTGCCGTCACGAACAAGTGGGTTTATATTTCTAACAGATTTTGTTAATGCCTTACCTTTAGTATCACCCTCTCTAATAGCACGAGAGTAAGTCAACAGTGATGTATCCATTACGTTAGCCATAGACTCCATAGGAGAACGTACTAACACTGACTGTGCGTTTCTCATAGCCGTAGCAAGGGAAGAAACTAACAAGCCCCTACGGATGTTTTCACCACGTAGCACTGTGTTTGACCAGAACTTACTAAGAGCACTCTCTGTGGCCTTACGTGCCTGTTCAGCCTGTAGTTCCTGTACACTTTTAGGTTTGACACGTGCCATCTGTGATAGGCGGTTCATTATTCTACCTGCCTGTGACCCTGAACTTACCACTCCTAGTGTGTACTCTTCATATGACATTCCATGTTTATTTAATACGTCAAATAGTTCTTTAGTCTCAAACAAAGTTTCATCATCTACAGCCCTTAACATACCTTCACCGTAGGCTTTGTTTACGTCACTAGGTTTCATTACGGTAAGATCAAACAACTGATCTATGAGAGGGTCTTTACCTACAGTCTTACGGTTCTTACCCTTACCTATCGTCTTCTTTGGAAAGGCATCAGGAAATTTTTCTTGTAGATCAACAACAACACCTACAAGTGCATCCATCTTTTCTGGGTTTAAGTAGGGTATTGCTAATTCGTGATCACCCACAGACATATCATCTAAAGGAGTAGCAGAAGTTTTACCTTCCGTTCCTTTATATACATCGTCATGGTAGTAGTCTGTTATTTTAGTTTGGCCTTGCTCTCTCACCTTGGCTGTATCAATATCTAAGTTACCATCTTTTAGTTCTTTAGCTATGTCTACTTTATTTCTTTCTTGAAACTCAATTATCAATTGTGTACGTAGTTCTTTGTGCTCTGCTGCCTTGGCTGCATTACGTGCCTTTATACCGTCTGCAATTTGATTCTCTAACATCATTGCATTTTGTATATCATCGTAAGAACTTTTACCACCAGATACTTTTTTCCATAGTTGGTTTACACCTTTTAAACCTTTAGCACCTATTGCTACACCTGGAACTGATTCAAGTACGCCTATTGTGGCGTCAAAAGTTGCAGAGCCGTACTCACCTTTACGGATATGTTCTGCAGCATCTGCGGCTGCTATTGGAACGTTTAGTGTTGCAGTTACAGGGTCAAAAAATTCAGTAACCAATACTCCTATATTAGACGCAGTTATATCACCTGTATATTTTATTGCATTTCTTGTATGAAAACGTGTCGCAGCATTTCTACTGTTTAAGTTAGCTAGTGCAGTAGCTTTTCTGTTTTCTGCACGTTTTTTTAGGTCTTGTCTATATTGAGCAGCCAAGAGATCAGACGGTTTCATATCAGGATTTCTCTCTAAAAATGCTGCTGTTTCAATATACATTTTATAATTATCTGGATCGGTCTTTACTTCATCCTCAAATGATATTCCTTTTCTATCAGCTTCACTTTGTATATACTTTTTTTGTTTCTCAAACTTTTCTCTTTGTGCTTTGTCATTATATTCATACCACTCAGGGGTTATCCAATCTAATGACCTTTCTAAATCTGCCTCTGTTAATTCATCAATTCTGGATTCATAATCAAAGTCGTCATCTTTATCTTCTTCATCTTCAGGTGGCGGTGTTACTTTTATATCTATCTCTTCATCGTCATCATCTGGTGAAGCCAAAGGAACTTTAGTTATTTGAGGTTCAGGTAAATCTATATCGTCAAACATAGGAGTATCCTGTGATATAGGCACGTCTTTTTTCACGGTAGGTGCTGTACCTGCCGTGACATCATCTAAGAAATTAAATAAGGAAGTGTCCTGTGGTATTGTTACAGGTTTGTCCTGTTTCTGTTCCTCTTCATCCTCATCCAAGAATGAAAACATAGCATCAGCCATTTATGATTCCTGCATTAATAAACATATTATGTGTCTTTGATAAGTTTAATCCAGTATATACTCGTACACTAACACTTCCTGACTCGTCTTGTACAAATATAATATCACCATAGTTATACTTATAAGTTTCTTTCTGTAAATCTGCTTCACTAATAGGTGCAGCCATTGTATTTTTTACTTTAGACATTGCCTTAGTGCCGTTTGGACGTGTAGGTTCATCAGGTACACTAAGTTGGTCTACCTCTTGAAGTGCATAAGACTGGAGTTTTTGTACAGCCCCTGTAACATCATTCTTTAGTTTATCTTGTAAGTTTAAACTTTTTACTTTACCTGAAAGTGATCCATCTTCATTGTATATCTGATTAAATGTTTGCATCTCTTGTGCAGCCATTAACAGAGATATGTTTCTTTGTGCTTTAGAGCCTTTGATTAATTTAAAAATGCCATCTTCCATGACACCTTCCATTTCAACTGTGTTAGCCGCATTGTTTAAAGCAGTATTATAAAATTTAGTTATAGCAGTATCAAACTTAGCATCGTCTTTGTTGCCTTTTGCTGCATTATCCTCAAGCTCTTTGTCTATAAGTTTTTTATAATGATCTGCTTGTGCTCTATATTCAGCTTGTTTTGTCGGGTCTGTTTCGTTATAAGCCTGTTGTTCAGCATGTGAATAAGCTTTCTGTATTGAATCATATGTTTTTTCATCATCCTTATACAAACTACTAATAGCTTCTAAGTCTGGTGATAATACAGGAAGACTTTCAACAAGTTCATTTGTAAGTAGTGAACTTTTAGATTCTGTATTCAAAGAACCTGATGGTTCGTTAAGTGCTTTAGCTGTTTCCCCTATTAAAGTTTGTACATCTACTCCACTTTCACGTGCTTTTATTCCTAAATTTGAATGGTAGGTAACGGAATCAAAACCTCCCGATAAAATAGAGGTAGATTGAGTATCCGTATACCCTAACGAGTTTAAAAAATTAGCAGCTTCTTCAGCTTTTTTCTTGGCATCTGTCTCTGCCCTTAAAGTTTCTCGTTCTGCTTGCATCTTTTGTTTCTTTTCAAAAGTAGATAACTCACGTTCTGTGGCACGATCTAACCGTGCATCGTACAGTCTTTCCTGTTCACGTGTTTCAATTACTTCTGTAAGTTGTTCTGCTGCACCCCCTAAGAAGGACATAAAATTAAAAGCCATTGTTTATCTCCTTGCCATTAAACCTGCAGGTGCTTCTTCTACAGGCTCTTCTTGTTGAGGTTCTACTGATGGTTCTTCAACAGTCTTACCTGCCTCTTCCATTTTTTTCTTTACCTTCTGCATTGCAAGAGCAATGTGAGAGTCTTTAATTTTGTCAGGATCAGCCTCTTCTTTTTCAAGACCTGTGTTGTATTCTACACCTGCTGCATCTCCTACGTATGAAAGCATCTCAACTATTACAGGAGTTACTAGTATACCCACATCAATTGTGTGTTTACCCTGCATCACTGCACCTAACTGTAATGAGTTTGCAAGTGTAGTTAGTGGCACACCTAATTCCATAACGTCTGTTATGTCCTCTTTAAAGTTTGGACTCATAATACGTTCAGCATAAAAGTTCATTGCTTCATCCACTGTTGCATACTGAGGTGGATGTTGCCAAGGTGTACTACCTAGTTCTTCAGTTAATCCTTGCCCTGCTATTGGGGCATTAAACATTGACTCTTCAAACACTGACATTTTTAAGTTTCTTTCTCTCTGTAATAATTTGGTTCATAGCATCAAGCACATTGTCATAAGGTTCATTACCTTTACTTTCTTCACTTGCTTGTTGCATGTTACGTTGTAATAGCCCTGTCTTTTTTACAGGCTCTACACTTTTAGTACTTTTTTTACGTACATCAGAAAGTGCTTTACTATACATATTTTTTGCAGGATTTGTAATCATATCTACCTCTTACTTAGAAAAATAAACCACCTAGAACTGAGTCTTTACCTGCAGTAAGTAAACTTACAATTGCAGAACCTATAGCTCCAGAAGCTTTGGCATCATTTGCGTACTTAGTAGCAGCAGCACTACCTTCTTGTCTTAGTGTTTCTAATGCTAGTGCATTTAATCTTTCTGCTTCTGACTCGTAGCTGCTTACAGCCCATGACATTTGATCTGAATACATATTCCACATGTTGTTGTATGCTGTATTAGAAACGTCAAGAGTAGCCAATGCGTTCATTTCGTTTGCTCTATTAATAGCTGCAGTATCTTGTGTTGCAATTTCTCTACGCCACTGAGCATTAGACTGATCTACAATTAACTGGTTCTTAGCATTGAACTGCTCACGATCATTTTTCATCTGAGCATTAAACTTGTTTACTTCATTTACTTGACCTGCATTAAATCTAGATTGAGCATTTGCCTGTGTAGAGTTATGCATATTAATAGTAGAGTTTAAGTTATCATAGAACTGATTAGCTTGGTTTTCTGATTGAGCATTAAACTGCATTGATGCATTTCTAGCAGCTTGATCTGTCAACATAGCATTAACATTTGTTTGTGTTTTAAATATACCAGTTTGTTGTTCGTTAGACAGGTTAGCTAAGTCCATGTTTAAAAAGTTCTGTGCATTTTGTACAGATGTTTGTTGTCTGTTGTTTAAATTACCCATGTCTAAATTAGCTAATGCAGATGCCTCTGCAAGAACCATACTCTGACGATTAGATAAATTCTCTAAGTTCATTGTCTGTACGGCACGAGCATTTTCTAACTGCACCTGTTGATCAGCAGTAAAGTTCATATTAGCAATGTCACTAATTTTACTTGCTCTTATTACACGTGTTTGGAAGTCTTGATCAAACTCTTGTCCAAGAAATGCTGCACGTTGTTCTGCTGCAAGCATAGCACGTTGCTGACGATTTGACAAGTTCTGTTGTTCAAATGTTGCAATTGTAGATGCATCAGCCTGTGCAATTGGTATAGCTGATTCCATAGCTGCCTGTACAACAGCCTGTCCTGCCATTGATGAAGCACTAAGACCACGTGCAGCCATTTGTTGATTAGCTAATCTTACTGCACCTGCAGCCCATACAGGAGGAGTTGTACCCTCAAACTGTTCCATAAGGCCAACTAGCTGACCTTGTACTGTGGCTTTCTCTGAAGGTGTAGCAGTTGCTGCGTCAATCTGTTCAGTAAACTTAGCTGCTTTAGTTGCATCTGCAGAAGCACCTGTTATTATTTCACCGTCTTGTATCTCACGTTGTACTTCATTTTCAAATTGATATGCAGTACCTTGTGCAGCATCCAGATCACCTACCATACTAGCTGTAGCCATAGCTGCAGTTACTTTAGCACGAGCATCATCTTCGTCTGTCTGTGCAGCCTGTAATGCACCTGTAGCTGCAGCAACTTTATCTGCAGCAATATCTGCCTCATACTTAGCTGTATCGGGTTGATCTACATTTTGTGCAAGATATGTATCTGCTTGTGCTATAGAACTTACACCACCTGCGCCAGTTACTTGACCACTGGTTTGTTTAATAAGCTCTTCCTGCATAGGAGCACCTATTAATGTAGCCTGTTGTTTAGCACCTTCAGGTAATGTAGGATCAGTTGCACGATCTTTCATCTCGTCTTCAATTGTTCTTTGTGTTGATTGATAGAGAGGCGTCAATTGTTGTAATCTTGTGTAACTATCAGATACCTCTTTACCTTTAGCTTCTACAAGTTCTTTTAAATAAGGATCATCTGGATTAGCTGCAGCCTGTGCACTTAAACGTTCTAGTTCTAAGTTTTGTTGAGTATAATTAGTTTGTGCAGTATTAAATTCCTGTTCAATGTTTTCAATATCACCAGTTACACCACCAGTTACACCACTAGTTATATAGTTACGATATGCAGTTTCTTTTAGTTTATGTGGGTCTTGTACTTCTGTTTTATATTTATTTGCAGCATCTACAATCATCTGAGCTTGTTCAGGTGTTTGTGCTTGTATTGTTTTACCATCAGCAAATGTTACAGTATTGCCTTCTATTTTAATATTACTAAGATCAATACCACCTGTTACAATAGTTTTTAACTGTCCTTCTGCATAGTCAGGTAATAAATACCCAGTGCTAAAGTCTGGTTCTGGTAATGGCTCTGGCATACCTTTAGTGGGATCATAGTCACCCAAGTCTGGGATAGGCATAGTACTTATAGGCACGTCAAATGGTGCATAAGTTTGCTGTTGACCTATCATTTGTTGTGCCTGTTCAGCAGTATCAATATTTGTTTTAATAACTTTACCTGAAGCATCAACTATGTCAAAAGTACCTGCTGCATTTTGTTGTACAGTCTGAGCAGCTTGTTGTTGATACTGTTGTGATTGTTGGTAAGGGATTGGTGGTCCACCTTGAGGCACGTACTGAACTGTTTCTACCTGTGGACCAAGCTGTACAGGTTGATTTACTGAAGGGCCATCATCATTATTATCAGCCATTTGTTGTGCTGTTGTTTGTGCATTTTTTTCTGCCTCTGTTAATGCAGGATTTGCAGAGTATTGATTTGCAGAGTATCCTGTATTACCTTGTGCTAAATTACCAACTGGCGTGTTACCAAAGCTAAAACCACCTGTATTAAACTTTCGTACACTACCGCCTTTAGCCATCGTCATAGCTGCTTGTTTAAACTGATCCATCTGGTTTTTCTTGTCAGGGTTTTGCTCTAGGTAAGATTGAAACCCAGACATCTCTCCTGTATAACCTAATGTTCCTGCAATACGTTGCATTGCATTTGGTTTAAAACCACCGAATGTAGGATTTTTAAATTGATTATTCATTGTTTATGCCTTACTTACCAAATG